CTAAACTTGTAGAAGCTTATGGTCGTTATGATTTCGGACACGAGTTCGACTCTCGTCATCTCCACCATTACTATCAATATACATAGGAAATAGTCTAAGGGTTATTTCTACATATGTTTCATATACTTTTATCTCTTTTACAAAAGTCTCAATTACTGACTTTTTTATGTTACTTTTATTAAAATTTGACTTAAAATTTCTTATAAAACTTTCTATATTCTCTCTACTTATCTTTTTAGATGCAGAGAGTTTATTTTTTTCTTGAGTAAGTATAAATAATTCATTTTCAAGCTTTCTATTTTTATTTTCAAAAGCTTCTTTTGATACTTTATTATCCAGGAATATTTCTAATAAGGTATCAATCTTATTTTTTACTTTTTGGATCTCTATTTCTATTTTTTTAATTTCTTGAACTTTATTTAATATTTTTTCATTTACAGATTTTTCAACTTTTTTAGCTATACTTTTTATTCTTTTTTCTGTAAATATTTCTTTCTTAATAGTTTTAAATATAAATTCTTCAAGAATTTCTTTTCTTATTGGTTTATTTTTGCAATCATTTACTTTTGTTTTTCTATTAATGCAAGTATATCCATAAGTTATGCTTCCATCTCTCTGTCTTGAACGATATCCACCTGAGTATCTGCCTCCACATTCTCCACAAGTACATACTCCCGTCAAATAATATGTTTCATGTGCTGTTGCTCTGCTACCAGTTTTTCTATTTTTCATTTTATTTCTTATTTTTTCAAAATCTTCTTTGCTAATTATTTGTGGTACTCCACCTTCAATTTTAACCTCTTTTCCTGTTAGTCTACCTTTACCATCTTTTTTACCATACACAAAAACACCTGTATATTTTTCATTTATTAATATATCCCTTATAGATGTTTTTCTAAATGGTTTACCTAATTTATTTAATCTACCCATTTTATTTAATTGTTCTGATATACTTGCATAGCCTACTCCCTCACTATACAATTTATAAATTATTCTCACTGTATCAGCTTCAACTTCATTTATAGTATATCTTTTATTTTCATCTAAATCATAGCCTAATGGTGGTATTCCTCCATTATGAATACATTTTAAAGCATTTTCATTTAAACCTTTTTTGACTTCTCTTGATAAGTTTAAACTATAATATTCATTCATTCCGGTAAGGACTGATTTTAATATAACTGATTCTGGACTATCATTTAATTGCTCCAACACTGATAGAAGCTTAACCCCATTATCATTTAATTTTTTTTCATATATAGCGTGGTCATATCTATTTCTTGCAAATCTATCAAACTTATGTACAACCACGCATTGAAATTCTTTCTTTTTACTATCCTCTATTAATTCTAAAAATTCTGCTCTGTCCTTGATTGATGTTCCAGAAATAGCTTCATCTTTGTATAATTTTATTAAATTGTAATTGTTCTTTTGACAAAATTCTTTTATAGCCCTTTCTTGAGCTACAATACTTTCTTCTCTTTGATTATCAGATGAATATCTAGCATATCCTACAACATTAATCATTTTACATACTCCTTTATATTTCTTCTAAAAAACTATTTATTAATATATCAATAAAGTTATTATATAGCATATCATCACTTTCTGTAAAAGTTACTTTTATCGTTTTTTCTTTCTTCATCTTATTTCTCCTATACTTATTTCAGATTAGACTTATCGTCATCTAAAATATTTGAACTTAACTCAAGTTCTTTCTCCTTATTTTTTTCAACTTTCAATTCATCTATTTCTTTCCATACATCGCCAAACATTTTATATATATTATCTATTTCATTTTTTAAGGTTTTTATAGTTGCTGTTAATTCTTCTATTTCGCTTTTTGATTGAGTTAATTTTTTATTTTCATAAATAACTATTAATCCAAACCCACTTTCTTTTTGAATTGTTTTAACTTCTTTCAAAAAGAAATCAGTTTCAAATGCTATTTCAGATATACTTTTAAGTGTTTCTGAAAGTTCATAAGAATTTCTGTTGTTGTATAAATAAATAACAACATTATCCTTTTGATTTCCTTTAAATAAAACTTCATATTTACTACTCATACTAATTCCACTCCTTCCCAATTCTTTTCATATTCTTTTGCCACTTTTCCCAGTAACAATTAAGTATGTCATCTTTTGTGTAGTCTAACTTTTGTGCCATCTCCATTAAGTTATCAATAGCATATAAAACACTGTCGTTGACAATATTAGATATTAAATTTAATGTAGGCAACACCTGTGAGCCATAACCTTTAATTTGCCAATTATTAAAATCTACTGCTATTAAATGCTTTATTCTTCCATAATTATTAACTGTATCATCATTAAAATTAATCATTTGAGCATAGAAGAAATAAATATCTGTAAGTTCTTCCAGCTCCATAGATTTGTTATATTCCTTAGTTTTCCAAGTCTTGTGGCTTTCTTTTGTTTCTTCATTGAACTCGACACATTCAGCTATAAGAGACATTTTTATATCTCTTAAGCATCTAGGTCTAACATTATTCAAGTTTTTATCTAAATGCTTTTGAAGATTCAATATATCTTCAAAAGTTTCTGGTCTTTTAAATTCCATTATCTCACTTCCTCATAAGTTGCTATAAATATATCAGGTTTACAAGGATAAAATTCACCTTTAATGCCTTTTATTATGTAATCTCCAAAACTAGCCTTCATCATTCCCTCAAGTGTTTCTATTTCAATATAGCCTTGTTTTAACATTGCTTTACTAAAATCTTCCAATTCTTCTGAACTTTTAGTTTCTTTATAATTTGCTTCATCTAAAAAATCAAAAACTTCTATAATGTTATCCTCTTTTAATTGTATTGCTTCTATTTGCACAGGTTTTTTAATATATTTTTTTATCATTTGCTACCTCCAACTATAAAAAAATTTTTATATTCATCATCACTAACAATTACCCAACCATTTTTAAATTTCATAAAAGTTTTCTTAAAATCTTCTAAGTCATAAGGATAATAATAGCTTCTTTCATCTTCAAGACAAACTATATTATTAGAAAATTCAGTAACCATTAGACTATCCCAGTTTTTATGTTTTACTTTATTACCTTTTTTAATTTCTTCTACTGCTTGTTTAAAAGTCATTTTTGTCTCCTAGCAATTCAGGATTTTCATAAATATTCCCTACTATTTCCATTCTTTTGTTGTTGTTATTTGTGAAAGGTATTTCTAATTCAAATTCATCATCTCTCAAAACAAATCTTGTTTCTTCTGCATTAAAAATAATTTTATGCATTTTGCTGTAATGAATTACAATATCTCCCTCATAAATTTCTTTTCCATTTTTATCTTTTAATCCTGTGTATTGCATAAGTTCAATATCTTTAAAATCTGTATGTCCATAACAATCAGCATCTTCATTTAAAAAAAATATTTCTTTATGGAGAATATCTATACCTAGAACTTCGCCCATTATCTTTTCTTCTTTATGCCAAGCTCTAAATTTAATCTCTCTCATCTTCATCCTCCCAATCAGCTATCTTCTTTTTTAGTTCTTGCAAACATTTATCACATAAACTTATTATAGTTCCACTATTTTCACCATCTTGTCTGATAGAAATAAGATTAGAACTTTTAGTATTACAGCTTAGGCAATAACTATGTAAATATCTATATCTAAGACTTTTACTTTTCTCATCTTTGTCAGTAACTATTTCAATCATTTTCTCCTCCAATCTCTCCTGCTCTCACTTTTTCCCAGAACTCTTGCCATTCTTTGCTATCTATAACTTTTTGTGCTTCTTCTTTTGTTTTGAAATAGTTGCCTAATTCATAAAAAGACTCTTTATAGCTTCCATAATCATCTTGAGTAGTTGATATTTCACCATTTGCATAAATACAAAAGAATTTTTCATGAGGTCTCGCTCTCCACCTATAAGGTATTCCATATGTAGAATTTATATATTTAACAAATTCTTCTATTTCTGTTTTTTGAGTAGAATTTATTAAATTAAAATCATCTAATAGTTCCCACTCAACTAACCAATTATCAAATAAGTATAAAGATTCTTTATTTGCACAATTTATTTTTATATCATTTGATATAATTTCTACTCCAGTATTTTTAAAATCTAAATTGTTTTTTGTAATTTTCCAAGCCCATTTATTATCCCAAACTTTTAAAAATTCTATCTCTAATACCTTTTCTTTTTCCATTACTTCCTCCTATAAAACATCATTAAAAGTTATATCCTCATATACCCAAGCAAAATACTTATCAGATGTGTCAATTAATTTTTTAATTTCCTTTTCTATTCCTAAATTCTTAACTGTACTTTTCAAACTAACTAAGTCCTTTACCATTCTAGCCCAAGAACTTAAAGTACCTATAAAGCCATTTGGCAGTCTTTGTATCTTATCATCAATCGTTGTAATTGGTTTTCTTCCAACTCCTGTAATACTTTTATTAACTTGCTTTACTAAAATTTCATTATAAAAGAAGTTATCTTTTACATTTTCTTCTTCTTCATCTGCTTGAAAATTAGCATTAAATATCTTATCTGCTATTGATTTTGCTTTGCTAATCATCATCAATTTATCAAATCTTATATAGCCATCATTGTTCTTGACTTCGTTGTCCCAAATATCCTTATGATTTTGACATATAAGAGTTATATTAAGAAGTGTAAAAGCAAGTTTAGACTGGTCTAATTGCTCTTGATTAGGTTACCTTGTTATCTTAATTTCTTGCTTCTCATTAATTTTTACCTCGTTCTTTTTACGAGGTTTAGCTTTTATCATTCTTCCTCCTCACAAATCTATAAATTTCTAATTTCCAAAATTGAAATAGTCTTTATTGCTTAGTTTATAAACCTGTTTTTTCTTTATCTGTAAAAATCATAATTTCTTTTTTATCTCTATAACAAATATAACTAACGATTTTTTTAGCTAAATCATCAACGGTTTTATCATCTAGCTTTACTATTTCTCCATTTAATTCAAAAAAAACACCATATTTATTAACATTTATATTAAGCATTACTCCTCCTTAAATGCTTGAAAGTGTCCTTTATATACTTTCTTCAATTCTCTTATCTGTCTGTCATCTAAATAAATTCCAACGACATGATATTTACTACTAAAATCAGGAGTACCAATAGTGTGTACTTCTGTATGATGTTCTTCACATAAGCACATCACTCTTAAAACTCTACCATCATCAAATTTATAGCCACCAACACGAGCCACATTATCATAATGATGTAAAACTCCATGTTCTTTCCCACATATACAACAAATTCTATTTTTTAAACAAACATAATGATAAGCTTTAGTATACTGGTCAGCTAGGTTTTCAATATCCATTTTCACTGGAACATCATAATATATACAAGTTTCTAGCAACCATTTAACAAAATCATTAGCTTGATTTTGCGTTAGTGTATTTAAAGCTAGACTAAAAGTTTTGTTTTCTATTAAGGTACTTTGTAAAGCTTTTATGAATGTTTCTTTTAACTCCTTTTCTATTTCTCCAACAGTTTTATCCTTGTTCTTCTCAAGATACTTAGAAAAGAATGCAAGGGGAGATTTTAAAGGTTGCATATCATAGACTTCTAAAAATCTTTCTTTCAATTGTTTTTTAGTTTGTTCTAAATCTATGTTATATGCTACTCTCCCTGCATCTTGTCCTGTGAAGAAATTAGAAATATCATTCATAATTGCATATATTAATTTTTGTGTGTCCCTGCTATATCCTAATTTCTCCATTTAACTACTCCCACTCAAATTCATCTATAAATTTTTTTAATTCCTTTATCCCATTTTCAAATAAAATTTCAAGTTCTTTTAAATCTTTTGCAGATTCATAATATATAAAAGTAGTACAATATTGACTATTTATATCTAATACCCATTTATCTACTGTATTGTTATATTCTACAGCAAAATAAATTTCCATTTTTTTATTGTTTTGGGAAAGTGTTCTTAACTCATTTAAATATTTTTCCATTTTATTTACTCCTATCCTATCTTTAAATTTTTGTTTTCAACAAGTCTTGTTTCTAACTATTTAACTTCTTTTTCATTTGGGAATATTCCCTTTTCGTTAATTCTTTTACATCTTTCTTATAATGTTCTTTTACATAATTTTCCATATCTATATCAACAAATTTACAAAGCATTCCCAAATCTTCTAATTCTTTTTGAGTACATTTTTGATTGAACTTAACTAAAATATCGTGAGTTGTTTGCAAGTCTTTTAAATCTAAACTTCCAAGATTTTTAGTTTTATATTTTTTCAAAATTCCTTCCATATCTTCACTTGTTGCTATACTTGTTATAGCTTCACATAGTAAAGTTTTTTGATTAATTTTTAATTGATTTTCAAGAACTTCTAAATCTTCAATAGACATCATTCCTATTTCAGATAATTTATATTCTCTTTCATATTCTTCTCTATTTCTTTCATCTACCATAGAATTAATAGAGTTAATTAATTGTTGTTTTTTGGCTCTTGATACTTCTTCATAAGAAGCAACTTCATCTCCATCAAGCCCAATTCCCAAGTTTCCTAATGCTCTACCTACTGCCGAAGTTTCTGCATTTTCTACATGAGAAGTTTTATTTACAAGAGAACTTTTTTCATCTCTTAACTCCATTGCTGTTCCAGTAGATTTTAAAACTCCATTTTCATCTCTTATAATTACTCTGCAAGTTGCTACTTCTTGAGTTATTGAAAGCCATTCAGTTTCTAAGCTCCAGTTTTTAAAGTTTTCTGAGCTTCTAAATTCTTTTAATCTCTCAACAACTGGAACATAGTTTTTACCTTTTATATTTATAGTTTTCATTTCTCCTCCTAATCTTCCCAATTAGCCAATTCTTGAATTTTATCAGCAGTTTTTCCACAATTTTCACATTGAACATATTCATAAGAGAAATAGGCATCGTTTTCAGAATCGTATTGGTCTCCATCTTTATTGAAACTTCCTCTACAAAATCTCACTCCATCAAGTCCAACAGTATAATCTTCTCCTCCGCATTTTTTACACTTCCACATCTTTGCCTTTCCCTCCTACATCTTTTCTTCTAATCTATCAAACGGATAATTAACACATTTCCAAATGGTTTTAACTATCCATATAACTTTAATAACTATCCATTTAATTTTAAATTTAATTACATCTTTGAAACTTGCCTTTTTAAATTTCATTTTTGCCCTCCAATATTTCCATTACAATAGTCCATAGTCCAGTAACTCCATATCTACCAAGATTTTTAGTTATAACTTTTCCATTTTTATATTCTATTTCAAGAGTTTTTAACCCATAATCAATCACAATTTCAGATAAATTGTATTTTTCAATAGCTTCTTCTAATTTTAATTGGCTAAGAATATCAATAATTTGTGTTTTTTCTATATTTCTTTCATCTTCATTATCATTAGTTGCATAAAAATAAACCATAGATGTGTGACCAAATATCTTTATCTTTCCTGCTTCATCTCCTAATGCTTCCAGTATCTTATCTATAAATCTAGCTTTTAACATTTTTACCCTCCATTTCTAAAATCTTTTCAACTGCTTCAACTATTGTTAGTCCTTGTAATTCTTTATCTCTCCAATGTTTTATAAACGTTTTCCAGTGCAGCATTTTTATTCCTCCTATTTTTTTATAATTACTTTCCCATTTTTTAATAGTATTTTTTGTAACTGGATCCCTTTTACAGAAATCCCATTTATACTTTTAATTTTCATTTTTATTCTCCTTTTAATTCTTCTAATATTTCTATAGTTTTAATTATTTTTTTGTTTGCACTTTCTAAATCAAGGAAAATGTGTTCATTATAATCTGCTTTTTTATTTTCAGACCAACCAGTACGGTAAATTTCTATACTAATACCATTAGCATTTCCGTAATAACTCATAAAAAAACTTTTTTTTATTTTTTTATTTACTTCTAATCCTAACTCCATTATTTTTAATACTTTTTCTTTCATTCTTTTTTTCATTATTTTATTTCCCTCCCATTCCTTTATAAATTTTTTCTAATTTTTCAATAGCCAAGTCTTTAAAACCGTGTTCACAATTTTTTAAGACTTTTAGTTGTTCATCTCTCCATTTTTCAGCTAATTTTTTATTAGTATAATGAGCCATAGTAATTCCTAAGAATTTCATTTGTATTTCTCCACTCAATTGTGTTAAATAAAATATTTTTGCACTCACATTATCTTTAAAAAATAAATCTTCCATTTCTCCTCCTTAGAGGGAGCTTTTACACTCCCTATAAAAAATCTCTTATGCTTAATCCTCTGCTTCCGTATTGATCTCTCTTTTCATGTTCCCAGTCATTCACATTCAACTTATCTATTTCTATTTCATTTTCTAAGTCTTTTAAATCTTTCAAGAACTTAGAAAAATCATAGTATTTAGTTTTGAAAGGATAAGTATTATCACTGTGAACTGCTGTTATTTCTATATCAATATAACCTTGTTCTTCTGAATTGTCCCAGTAAGCATTTATAGAAGTGTATTCATCTTCTAAATATGCTAGGTCTGGAAGTTTGAAATAGTTATCTATTTCGCTTCCGTATAAATCTTTATATTCTGAATACATAATCCATTCGTGGTTGCTAAATTCTAGTGTGAAGTTTTTCATATTTATTTCTCCTTTTTAATTTAATACAAATGTGTTAAAAAGTCTGTAAAAAATTTTCTTTTTCTTCTTGATGATAGTATAATACAAATGTGTTAAAAAGTCAACAAAAATTTTACTTTTTTTCAAAAATATTATAAAATATTGGAAATGAAAGGAGTTTACTATGGCTTTTGGAGAAATTTTAAAAGAAATTAGATTAAAAAATGGAGATAGTTTACAAAGATTAGCAGAAAAAACCGAAATAGTTTTTACCTATATTGATAAAATTGAAAAGGGAACAAGACCTATTAACAAAGATAATTTAGAAAAATTTATAAAAACATATCCATTATATAAAAAACAATTTGAAAAAGCGTATCTTGATGAAATTATGCCAGAAAGTTTAAAAGGTAGTACTTTTAATATGGAAGAACAGAAAGTGAATACTGTTATACTGCCAGTTTACGGCAAGGCTTCTGCTGGGAACGGATATATAAATTTAGACCAAGAAATTTATTATTTCCCAATAAAGAAAGGCGATTTTTCTGATAGAAGCTTTTTGGTTGAAATAAATGGAAATAGTATGGAACCTACTTTGGAAGATGGAGATTATGCCTTAGTAGACACAGATACTATAGATTATGTAAAAAATCAAATACAT